GGGTGGCAGGCAGCGGGTTGGAAGCGTTACTCGCGTCAACGACCCGAACACAGCCTGGGTGAATCAGGAGCCGCATTGGGAGCTGATCGAAGCTCTTTTACAGGGCACTTACGGCATCAGAAAGAAGCATCGAAAATACTTGCCGCAAGAACCTAGAGAGCTTGACGAGTCATATGACAACAGATTGATTCGTTCAACATTGGCCCCGTACTACGTCAGGCTTGAGCGGATGCTGGCGGGCATGTTGACCCGTAAGCCCGTCAGGTTGACAGACGTGAGCGACCTGATCAGAGAGCAATTGTTTGACGTTGATCTTTCTGGAAATGACTTAAATATATTTACCTATGACACCGCCAGGAAGTGCATCAGATACGGCCATGTCGGAGTGCTTGTCGATGCTCCTCAAGCAGGGTCAAATGGGCGGCCATACTGGATTTCCTACACCCCAAAAGAAATACTCGGATTTCGAGTAGAGATTCAAGATGGGCAGCAAAAACTGACTCAGCTCCGTTTGATGGAAAGAACCATTGTCCCTGATGGTGACTACGGCGAAAAAGAAGTCGAGCAGGTTCGGGTCTTGACTCCAGGCGCATTTGAGATCCATCAGAAAGACGACAAAGGAGATTTCCGCGTTATTGATGAAGGCACAACCAGCCTTGATGAGATCCCGTTCGCTGTTGCTTATTCCAACCGCGTCAACGTGATGGAGTCGCGGCCACCAATGGCCGACATCGCAGAGCTAAACCTGAAGGCTTATCAGGTCCAATCTGATCTCGACAATCAGCTGCACCTGAGTGCCGTCCCTTTGTTGGCCTTTTATGGATTCCCGCAATCAGCAGAAGAGGTAAGTGCCGGACCAGGGGAAGCAATTGCATTCCCAGCGGAGGGCCGCGCTGAATACATCGAGCCAAGTGGCAAAAGCTATGACGCACAGTTCCAAAGGCTTGAGCAGATCGCAATGCAGATCAACGAGCTAGGGCTTGCTGCTGTCCTGGGTCAAAAGCTATCGGCAGAGACAGCTGAGGCCAAGCGCATTGACCGGTCTCAAGGGGACTCAACGATGATGGTCATAGCCCAGCAGTGTCAGGACATGATCGACAATTGCCTGCGGTTCCATGCGGCCTACCTGCAAGAGCCTCAAGCTGGCAGCAGTTTCGTCAACCGTGATTTTCTTGCTACTCGCCTTGATCCTCAAGAGATTCAGGCTCTGTTGCAGCTCTACACGGCAGGAACCATCACGCAAGAGACGTTGCTAAATCAGTTAGAAGCTGGAGAGGTATTAGGTGATGAGTTTTCGGTTGAGCAAGAACTAGAAGCCACACAGGCTGGCGGCTTGATTGAGATGAATCAGCCAACGTCACCGGCTACCCCTGTGATGCCTGATGAATCAGCCGAGCCTGAAGACCAACCTGAAATCCCTAGCTGATGTTTTGGAACAGACCCGCACGAAAGCAACCAGAGCCTGAGCCTGAGTCAAGGCAACAGGTTCTTTATTACGCGCAGACAGAGCTAGAGGGCGATCTATTTGCTGTCATCCGCGTGACCTGGCATGAAAAAGGAATGCCGATTGGGGTTGTTGAATCGCAGCTAAGAGAAGACGATGAAGACGCTATCCCTGAGTTTGGTCAGCTTGTAGGGGAAGCCTTAAGAGGTGGCGCAGATGTCTCAATCATTTGCGGCGAACCTCCCGAAGCTGTAGGAATTGAAGAGCCATGACAACACCAGCGGAGCTGTATCGGAATGCAATCGATCTCAACCGCTTTAGCAACAGCGTGGCAAAAAGAATTGCCATTACATATAACGATCTTATTTTGGATGCTGTTAATCAGCTCCGTGGGATTGATGAGCTTGCAGCGCCTGTCAAAGCTGCACGGCTTCGGGCGATCCTTGCGCAACTGAAGGGATCGCTTGATAATTGGGCAGAAGCCAGCACGTTGCTTGCGGTCGAAGAGCTGCAAGGGCTAGCCGTATTGCAAAGCGAGTTTGTGACCAGTGAGTTGGCCAAGGCATTGCCTGTTGAGCTGGCGAATCAGATCAGAAGCGTGCAGATCAGCCCGCAGTTTGCGCAAGCGGTAGCCACTGTTGACCCAACTGCTTTGAATGTTGTTACGTTAAGTGACGACCTTCAAGCGGCGGTTTCTGGGGCTCCTCAAGCGTTTCGTTTGACAGCAGCGCAGGGCTCGGTCATTACGTTGCCAAATGGCAAGGTGCTTGAAAAGTCATTTCGAGGCTTGGCTGAATCTCAAGCTGATCTGTTCAGCATGACTGTGCGGAATGGATTGTTGACGGGCGAATCAACGGATAAATTGGCGCGTCGCTTAAAGGGTCGCTTACGGTTTGGCCAGCCAGCCATGAGTTTGCGTCAAATGGCTCAAGCCGGTGGCGAAGTCACAGCTGTGGCAAACCATCAGGTGATGGCATTGGTTCGGACCAGTATCAATCAAGTGGCTAACGCTTCAAGCCAACAGGTTTACGAGGCCAACCAAGATGTGACCAAAAAATACCGATATGTCGCCACGTTGGACAGCAGAACGTCGCCAATTTGTAGAGCCTTAGATGGCAAAGAGTTTGTTTACGGCAAAGGGCCAACACCGCCGCAGCATTTCAATTGCAGATCGACAACCGTGCCAATTGTTGATTACAAGGGTTTGGGTTTTGATCCGCCACCGCCAAGCAAGCGCAGCAGCCGTAATGGGTTGGTGCCATCAGATCAAACCTATGGTCAATGGCTTGAGAATCAATCCAAGGCCGTCAAGGATGACGTGCTTGGCGCATCAAAGGTTCCTTACTTTGAAAGCCTTGTCAAAAAGGTTGGCCCAACCAAGGCGATCAGGAAGTTCGTCTCTCAAGACGGGTCAGAGCTAACCTTGGCTCAGTTACGCCGTCGTTACCCCGATGTCAAAACTGCACAGTAAGTTCAAGCTCACGGTTCAAGAGGAAGCTCCCCCAGCTTCCTGCCCTCCTAAAAAGCCTGCACCCAAAGCCAAGGCCGACAAAAAGCAAGCAAAAGAGGAAGCCTGATGCCTAAATACACTGGCCCCAAAAAGCCTCAGATAGCCGCGCCTAAGAAAAAGAAAAAAGGAGGCAAGAAAAAGTGAAGAAGGGTTCTCGCGTCGCTTGGACTTATGGGGGCTCTCGAACAACGGGAGTTGTCCAAAGCGTTGCTAAAGCCAAACGCGTGTCAATCAAAGGCCCCAGCGGCGGCACGGTTACTCGGGTTGGTACCGTTGACGACCCGATTGTGCGGATCAAGTCAGACGTAACTGGCAACACGGTGCTTAAGCAACGCTCAGAGCTTCGCGCTGCTGCCAAGGCCAAGAAAAAGTGAAAATCAAATATCGAGGTGAAGAGTTCAGCGGCTACAACAAGCCCAAACGGACGCCTGATCACCCCAAAAAGAGTCATGTCGTCTTAGCCAAAGAAGGCGACAAGATCAAAATGATTCGCTTTGGGATGCAGGGTGCAAAGACAAAGCCCCCGCGCAAGGGTGAATCAGCGGCGGACAAGGCAAAGCGTGCATCCTTTAAGGCCCGTCACGCAAAAAACATCGCGAAGGGGCAAACATCTGCCGCATATTGGGCAGACAAAGTAAAGTGGTGAGGCAATTTAGCCTGTGGCTAATTCATGTCTGAAGAACAAACTGCTCCTGTGGAGCAATCTGTTGACACCAGCAAACTAGAAGCAGAACTCGAAGCAATGCGGCGTAAAAACGCTGAATTGATTGATGAGTACAAAAAAGCAAAAGCTCAAGCCAAAGCCATTCCAGAGGGCGTTGATGTTCAAGAGTTATTGGACTTCAAGCAAAAGGCGGTTCAAGCAGATCTGGAGCAACAGGGCAAATACGGGGAGGCTCGCCAAGCTTTGGAGCAGCAGTTCCGTGAGGCGACGGCGGAAAAAGACAAGCGCATCTCAGAGTTAGAAGCTCGTGTGAGAGAGCTTGAACTGATCACGCCTGCGATTAGCGCCCTTGCTGACGTTGTTCATGATCCTGATTTGATCTTGAAAACTAAGCTCACCAGCGATCAGATTGAGCGTGATTCTGACGGCACAGTTGTCGTTGTTGACGGCTATCAACGCACGCCTGTCAGCGAATGGGCCAAAACCTTGCCTGCATGGATGCAAAAACAACCCAAGCCACAAGGCAGCGGAGCACCTGCTGGTCGCACTTCTGGGGAGTCAGTAGCTGGAATTAAAAATCCATTTACGCCTGAATCTTTCAATTTGACAGAGCAATCACGTTTGTTCAAAACCGATCGTGATTTGTACGAAAGGTTGAAAACAGCGGCTAACCGTTAACATATGAGCTAATAGCAAGGCTGTGCCGAGCTGTTGGGCTGTGCCCACACCGTAAACATTCTCTTTTTTGACAGATGGCAACTCTTAGGAGTGACATCATCATCCCGGAAATCTTCACTCCGTACTTGATTGAGGAAACCACTAAGCGTGATGCCTTTTTGGCTAGCGGCGTAGTGCAACCCATGGCGGAGTTGAACGCAACTGAGGATGGTGGCGACTACATTAACGTCCCCTTTTACGCTGCAAATCTGGCGTCAACTTTTGAAGTTCTGACCGACAGTTCTTCATTGACCCCAGGCAAGATCACTGCCGACAAACAGCGTGCTGCTGTAGTTCACAGAGGAAATGCGTTTGAATCGCGGGATCTCGCTGCGATGGCTGCTGGTTCTGACCCGATGGCTGCCATCGGTCAAAAGCTTGCTAGTTACATCGCCAATGAGCGTCAAAAGGACTTGCTGTCCTGCTGCGCTGGCGTTTTTGGCGCCGTAGGCGACACCAGCGGCGCTGCCTTTGCTGGCTTGGCAGTTGACGGCGAAAGCGGCGACACGCCGACTGAACTTGGCCCTCGTCAAATTGTGAAAGCAAAATCACTTTTGGGCGACCAAGGTGAAAAGCTTTCCACGATTGTCCTTCACCCCAATGTCTATTATTCGTTGATGGAACGTCGAGCAATCGACTTTATCTACGACGACAACGGTGTTGCTGACACTGCAGCCAGCCAAGGTTCGACTGCAAACGCATTCGGCCAGGTGCAAGTTCCCACATTCATGGGATTGCGTGTAATTGTTTCGTCAGATGTCCAGACTGCTGGCACTGGTTCTTCAAAAGAATACGCAAGTTATTTGTTTTTGCCCGGAGCCTTTGGTTCTGGTGAACAGATGGCGCTTCGTACCGAGCGAGACCGGGACATCCTTGCCAAATCCGATGCTCTCAGCTTCGACCTTCACTACGTCTATCACCCGATGGGCACAAGGTTTGCTGAGGTTCCAAACCCAACTCCTGCACAACTGTCAACAGTTGGCAATTGGACGAAAGTTTACGAAACCAATAACATTGGTATCGCTCGGATTACTTCCACTTCTAACCTTGATTAAGGGAGTAATTAACCATGGCATCCATTTTTGAGGCAACAGCGGGCAAACTTATCGGCCCGACAACTGGCGGCACTGTTACTCAGGCCACCAGCAAAGCAACAGGCGTGACTCTGAACACCGCTTCAGGTCAAATCACCTTGGACGACGCTGCTTTGGCAGCGGCTGCTGAGGTGACTTTTGCTGTTACAAACAGTGAAATTGCAGCTACTGACGTTGTTGTGGTCAACCACAGCTCTGCCGGAACTGCTGGCGCTTATCTCGTTCAAGCCAACACGATTGCTGCTGGCTCGTTCGCGATCACGGTTGCAAACCTGTCCGCAGGTTCATTGGGAGAAGCAATCGTTGTTTCTTTCGTAGCTCTGAAGGGCGCAAGCTCCTGATGGGTTTGTTCGCGTTTAGGCGAGCAAAAGAACGTGAGGCTGCTGCTACGGCGGCGGCCTCCGCTTCTGAAAAGCCCGCAATTAAGAAATCAACCGTAAAGGCCGATGGCAGTAACGATCACAGCAACGGCAGGCAGCGCAAGCGCAAACAGTTACCTGACGCTGGCGGCAGCTGACG